TCCGCGGTCGCAGCAGACCCGGCAGCCTTAGACGCAGAATCCGCCGCGGCCGTAGCACGCACATCAGCATCAGCCGCCGACGTAGCTGCGTGCGATGCCGACTCAGCGGCCTCGGTTGCTTTCGTTTCAGCAGTCGCGGCAGACCCGGCAGCGTTTTGAGCAGCTGTTTTTGCTTCCTGGGTCGTTGCCTTCATTTTTTCGGCGGTTGCTAAAACTTTTCTGGTGGCTTCCCATCCTGCAGCTACTAGAGCACGTGCCATTTCCACGGAAATGGGTTGACCCGTAACTGCGACCGTAGCGAGCTCGGTAATATCCAAAATCCAGGGTTCGCCGTCGGCTCGCGGTGGTGGAGGCAATATAGTAAATGGCGCTATACGCGGCTTTACTGTCTCGTCTATGTCCTCAAACTCAAATCTGACTTCGTAAGGGATATTGGTGGGATTAAGGTGGGGGTCTGACGTGTTTAGGATGCGTGCGCCCGCTTCTCCGTCAATCACGAATAATTGCCCGGCGCGGTTCATTTTTATGGGAATATCCACTAGCGCAATAGTGAGCGGATCCGCGTCAGCCGTACCAATAAATCTGGTCTCGGTCTGCAGGGGGTGCAGCACAATCGACCCTAATGGCTCTATCAGGTCAGGGTTGAGCCCCTCGTCGACAGAGTCAGCGGTAGGGATAGCGACTTGACCTGTGAGCAGAAAATACCCTAGTGCCCCAGGTACGCTTGTGCCTGTGGCGTCTTTCCAATCCGTGATTGCCATCAGATTTCCACCACTTCGTCCAGTTCGCTCCGGTGCTTGGGTGCCCCGGCGTCGGGTAGCCCGCCAGACCGGTCCACCATAGACAGACCGGCGATAGTGTCGGGGTCGTCTACCGGTGGCGGGGTAGGTGCGGTCACCATCTCGACCTTGACCTCTTTCGCGGTGGCAGCGGTCTCCGGAGTCGCCAGGGACGTGAGGACAGAGACGACCGCCGCGGTAGTGGCGACTGCCAGGATATGCTCCCAATCCAGGTCAGTAATAGCAACGGTATTTGTGCCAATCATCGCCAACACGGATTGAGCCAGGGTTTTCACGGCTCGTTCAGCCGTACCTGCCCAAAATGTTTTCTTCATGTAAATACTCATGTGTTTCCTCCTGTAGATTTGGTGTAAAAGGAAACCCACCCGGTCGGGGTGGGTTATTTGCGGGATTCGATTCCGAGCTTCCCGGCTATCTGCCGGAGCAGGCTGGTCTTTTTCAGACCCTGGTCCAAGCCCGGATAGTCGGTGAGGATGTCTTTGATTTCGCGCACCCGCGCCCCCATCCGTTGCGTGTCCGGGTTCTGCCACCAGGCTGTATCGCCCTGTTTCACTTGGATGAGCGGGATACCCGCGTTTATCAGGCGCTGTACTAGGTCAGGGTCCCCGATGTGGGTGCAGCGTCCCCCCGATACTTCATAGATAGCCCCATCGGGCTCACGGAATAACATATTGTCTCCTCTCGGTTTTGCTGCCGGGAGGGTCCCGGCGAGCGTGTTTTGTCCTTTTGCCATAGCCTGATACCAGGCGCGTGCCCGGCTCATGTACCTGTCGCGCTGTGCGCCGGCTATCGCGCCGGGGCAGCCCGTGCTCATGAAATATTGATGCGGGAAAATGTTTACGCCCCATCGGGGCTCACCCAGCCGGTAGGCGTGGCACAATGCCGCTACCAGGTGCGACCCATTGTCCAGGGTCGCGTCCGAAATCGTCCAGGCGGGCGCGAGACGATTATTCGCATGCTCAATCCCAATCGTGAAACAGTTTGCGTTCCCGGCGTGCCAAGCCATATCCCCATCATGCACATATTGACCGATACGTCCGCTAATATCGACCTGATAATGAGCCGACGCCCGCCGGGTCTGCCATGTTTCCCAGCAGCCCCGCAGACTCAGGTTCGCCGCGTTATGATGCAGGACGACAGCCCGAATCTGTTTCCCACGCCGACCCCGCGTGTAATGCTTCCCCATCCAATGATTCTCGTCAGCGACAAGATTATTCCAATCACGCACCATTTTCTCCTTATCTTGTCATCAGGCTTTTAGTCGCCTAATTTCTTCCGCGTTCTGTATATGTCCCACCATCAAAGCCTGAATCTGGCTATTCAGATTCCGGCGAAATTCAAGTGTCTCTTGATACCGCTTTTTCGCTATCTCACGGTCATGCGCATATGCTTCAGCCTGCATGGATAGCGAGGACATCACGTTATCTATATCGACCCGGATATTAGTCGTGTGCGTGTTCTTAATTTCACGCCGAATATCCTCTACAGCTTTCTGATTACTGAGAGTCGCTTCCTCAACAGCCTTCTGGCGTTTCAAAATTTCGTTCAAAGTTAGCGTATTTTCAATATGCAGCGATTCCGTTTCTTCTTCCGCTTTCCGGGCGGTGGCCTGCAACTGTCGAGTTTCGGCAGTGGTCTTTTTCCGACCAGCGACCTGCACCAATAAAACTCCTAGTATTGAGCCACCCGCCGCAATCAAAGCTGTAATTACTGCCATCATGCTGCATCACCCCCCAGCCGGGACTCTAGGCTGGCTAAGCGCTCCTCTAGCCGGTCGAGATGCTGCTGCTGTTGGCGCGCCACCTGCCACAGGGCGACGGACAGCCGGGAATACTCGACGCCCTCCGGGGCGCCCGTTTCTAGATTGTGGGTCACGAAAATGCCCAGCCCGGCAGCCTCCAGGTCCTCGGCACGCCATCCCACCATCCGCTCCGGTAAAGGCTTCAAGGGCCTGGACGGTCCGGGTTCCCCGAATTGTTTTCGCCACTCGTCTATCAGGGCTTTCGACCGGTATGCTACCGGCTCCACGTCTAGAATCCCGGTCAGGTCACGGACAGGCTCCGGGTCAAACTTACTTTCCGCTGTCGAGGTTTCCGTAAAATTGGCAGCGTGTATTTTCCCCGCCGCGAAAATGTCGCCGGAGGAAGAAAAACCTGAAGCAGACAAGACAGCGTTTAGATACACGTCGCCGCCTCCGCGCCACCGGAAGCTGTTGGCGACGTTTATGGAATCCCCGTTTTGCCAGCCCAAGCCGATGATATTAGCAGCGACCCTATCCCCGTCCAGGCGGGGAATCCAGCCGTTGCCCCAGCGGTTAATTTTCACTGCCCCCGTCTGAATCCCCTGAGAATCCATTGATGAATCGCCCACTTCAAAATTCGACCCATCCATCGAAGTGGACCCGTAGTCGACAGGGTTGACCACAGTGCCCATCCCTCGCATACACTTCGGATCTATCCGCACGCCACCAACATAGAGTTCAGAAGCGCGAACGAGGTCGCCAACAATTTGAGAAGCCTCAATATAACGACCTTTAATAATGTCAGCCCACAACTCATTCAAAACAGCTTTGTTCGCGGTCAAATTGTCAACGACGGCTTTAATGAATGCTGCAGATTGACCCGATAAATTACCAACAGTTGCCTGTATGAAAGCCCCGATAGCTGCCGTAACCGAGCCCGCATCCACACTGTTCGCGGTGACCGCGCCGGCCTCCAAATCCGGGGCAGTCACGCCAGTAACAGTCACGGATGCCGGCACAGTCGCGACCCACGCCCCCTTGTTCCCTGCCGTGTCCACCAGGCGCGTCCACCCCCACACCTGCACACCTCTCACCCCCTGCAAAACCAAAGTAGAGGGAGCCACATTCGCTGACGCAACTACTAGAGTCGCATCATCCGCGGTCGGCGCTATAGGGCTGGTGGTTATTGTGGCTTCAATCCGGGCAAAATCTGCGGGTAAACCGACTTCGACACCGAGAGGGGATTGGACTTTTCCGGTGTAAGTGATGAGGGCGACGCTTTTAGAGCTGGTTAGTTTTGCGGCTACCGGTAGCAGATTTCCTGCCCCGTCCTTTACCGCTAAAGCCACTCTTTGTGACACGCACCATGCCGAGGTTCGTGTACCGTTATATCCAGCTACACGAAATTCCCACAGAGTGCCCGCGGGCAGCGAAGCAATCTCAGCTTGCGGCGCGGTAAATATCCCGAAAGCCTGCCATGGTGCGTCCTCGCCATCTTCACTAAGGTTTCGACCCTCGAGGATATATTGACCTTCGCCGCCGTTAAGCATTCCCTCATTCCATGCCAAGCTGACCGAAGCGCGTGCCCGCCCATACTGATCCACGAATGCCTGCGAGCCAACGTTAAGCTGGGAAGGTCGCCCAGGGTCAGGGGTTAGATCTAGAGACGCTGACGTACCGTTGCCACCGACGGTTGCGCCACCGGTCAACTTCTTTAGGTTGCGTGCCGTGACCAGTTGGGATTCCGTAAACCGGTCATTGAGAACCAGGTTCCCGCCCAGACCTTCACGTCCCCAAGTCAGCGTGACCTGCCGAAGCCGTACCGGCTCGTGAACCCCTGGGTGCGTTTCACACTTCACCCACGCCCCTGGCCAATAATCCACCAAAGGACGAAACCGCGCCGGGAAAATCAGCTTTTTTGTGATCTGTTTCGCTGGTCTGGCGGTCTTGTCCAACTCCGCGGCCGCCATTGCTCGGACTGTGCCCTCGTTACCGACTCCTTCCATTTTGTAGTATTGCTCGAAGATTCCCCATGGGGTCGGTGCTTCCGGGTTATCTAGGGTGAAGCAGATGTTGCCGGAGCCGCGTACTAGCGCGCGGGAGACAAGGTTTTCTATTGTTTCTTCGGTGGAGGCTGAGGTGATGTCTTTCCCGGCGTGTAGCCATATTGGGTTGTCGGTTTTATCGAGTCTTACTGTGGTTGTGTCTATGTTCCACATGGAGAGGGTGCGACCGTGCATTGCCCATTCACAGTAGCCGCCTTCGGTGAGCGCATGAAGGACTGATGCTAGTGAAGCGCCGACCTCGAAACTGACTCCTTGCAGAGAGCTACCAGTCCAGGGGTTCCCGGCTGTGTCTGTGGTGGCGTTGAAATCGTAGTCGATAATGTTGAGTACGCCTCGTCGGTGGGCGGTGTCTATTAGGTCTGCCATGATGCGACCGGGAGTCGCTTCTACGTAGTAGCGTTTTTCGGTTCCGAAGTCTCCGGACCAGTCCACTACCGCCGCGTGCTTGAGAAGTGTCGAGTATGAGGGGCAAACCAGTTTTAGCACCTGTTGAGGGTTTTCGTCGTCTTGGGACCTGGCTGCCAGTATGAACCGTCCTCCTTCCGGTTCTAGCCATTTCTCATCCGCCGGTATCTCTACTGCTATGTCGAGGCCTTGCCCGATAGCAGCGTTAAGCAGTTTCCCGCCAGGGGCATGGACCGAGTATTCCATTTGCAGGGCGGTGTCGGTAGACCTGGTGAAAGCGGCTTGCCAGGAGAGGGGAGAGTCCAGGAACCCTAGACGTTCGTCGGTGCCTGCCTTGTAGGCGACTAGGCGCGGATATTCAATCAGACCCATGCACGTCTCCCTTCCAGAGCCACGTCAGTTTTTTCTTTCACAGCACCGTCTAGCTGTAAATCGACGCGCATTCTCTTTGTTTTTGTGTCCGCTGCGAGGATTAGACGCCCGCCAGTCGGGAAATCTAGCCCACCAGTCACCCACGATGTTTTCCCTGTCGAATCAGTTTTTTTCGCTGTCAACTGGCTCATGTCGATTGTCAGCGTTTCGTCTTGCGCAATGTCGCCCGTGAACGTCACCCCTGTCAAAGTTTGACAATCGGTCAGCTGCAGACGCGTCAAGGGACCCCTGGCGTGAATCTGAATATCCTCAACCGGTAAAGTGCCTACAAACCCGTTCACACGCATACCTAACCCCGGCGGAATATGCACCGTCTTCGGACGTTCATCCCGCCAAGCGACCTCCGGCAGGCGCAGCTGCACCTTCCATTTAGCCCACTTGCCAGCCCAACCGTCCTCTCGGTCCGGTTTGGCGCTGACCAGTTCCGCCCGCTGCACGCTGCGCTGTGGACGTGAATCATCACCATACGGACGTATCCGCGTCACCATCAAATTCGGGTCTATCAATACCATTTGCAGCCGGTCGACCATACCTTCCAAAATCGCTGGGGTATCCGCGGCCGGGGCAAGCTCTAAATCAAGAATTGGTGCATCCAGCACCAGGTTCCGTTGGGGAACTAGTAGGTTGCCGGAGCGTCCGGGTATAGAGATTTGTTCGCTTCGTGGTGTCGCACCCAAATGCATAACGTTTGAGGACACAAAAGTCCATTCGCGTACATCTATTCCGTCAATGAGATACGTGTATGGAGGTTGATATACCATTAGATGCTCCTTGTGTAGGCTGCGGATAGTTGCAGGGTACGGTTGATAGTGACTGAAGTTGGTTCTGCCTGCGGATAGTTGTTAGTCACGTGTATGGACGGTCCCGAGCCCGTCTTATGGTTGTGCATCGCATCTCGAGCTATCGTGTCGAGAGTGTTCCATTGAGATGGGGTAAATACGGGTTCTGGTTTGCCCGTCAGGTTCAGGGTTTGTGTCACGCCCTGGGGGAGCCATCCGCCTTGATCGTATTGATGATAGCGGACTGCGTGGTACCCGGACCGAATCGGGACTTCTTGCGCTTTCTTGCCAGGGCGAGGCTCCTCAATAATTGAATTTCCGCCGGAATAGACCTGGATATGGGACTGTTTCGCGTTTACGAGCAGGTCGCCCTTCCGTTTCTGGTTCCACGCCACTTTTTTCCCTGCGTTGTCGTATCCCGCGGCAGTCAAGCGTGGAATGCGTACCGGGTTAGGCATGTGGTTGTATCCGTAGTACACCATGCCTGAGCAGTCCAGTCCAGGGGGAATGGATGCGCCGCCCCACACGTAGGGAACTTTTCCTACAATTTTTGTTCGCAGGTAGCGCACCAGTCGGTTGCCGAAGCCTCCGCCTATTTTGTCTGTCTGGACTTTGAAAAAGCGTTTTATCGCATTGAAGAAGAGTTTAGGCACCCCTTTGAATAGGGTTCCCCACGGGGTCGAGGCGATACCGTTCAGCATTCTCTTTACGGGCGCAAAGATTAGACCGCTTACCGCACCTACCGGGTTTGAGAGGACTTCATCTACAAAGCCCGCCACGGACGACATTGCTTTCTGTACCGCGCCGAGGGCGTTAGAGCCCCAGTTCCTTGCGGTCTCGAAAATGCCGCCCCTGGAAAATTTTTGCACCGGTCCAGGCCAAACCCCGCCAGTGGAGGCACGCCAATCGCCCGGGTCAGCCATATACTTGCCGCCACGCAAATGTTTGTTGACCCAGTCAAGCCATTTCTTGCCACCCAATGCCCGCAGCGCGTCAGGGCGAATAATTCCTTCACCGCCAGACAAGAGCAAGGTTCCTCCGGTCGGCGACCAGAACTTGTGAATGTCCCTGCCGGGAGTAAAACCAGGGAGCACACCGCCGGACGCGAAAGCTATACGCGGGGCAGCAGGCAGTGGGTTTCTAATCCCGACCACTCCGGCAAGTTTGTTGAAAGCAGCACGCAGACCGTTGTTGTACACAGTGTTGATTACAAAGTTTACCGGTGCGGACGCAGCCTGCCGGATTCCGCTCCAAATCTTACTGATAGCGTCCTTAGCGGTACGCCAAGCGCCAGAAAAGTCACCGGTCAAGAATTTGCCGAACGCGATGAACCCGGTCTTGATTCCATCAAGTATTTTTCCTAAACCGCCAGCATAATCCTGGAAAAGCTTTTTTGCGTTTTTCAAAACATTTCCAATAGTGACCTCGAAAACGTCACGAACAACTTTGTTTACATTCTCGAAGGCTGGTTTTAGAGCCGTATTCCACACGTTTTTTACTACATCTGCAAATCCTTTGAAAGCTTCAGCTGCGATTCTCCAAATGGGAAGAAGAACACGGTTGAAAACGTTCCCAATAATAGTGCCCATCAACTCGAATAAGGGCTGCAGTATTGTGTCCCAAACTGTAGTTAGAACCCCACCGAAAATGGTTTGGAAAATATCGGCGGCAACCTTGAACAAAGTACCGATACCGTCAAAGACCGGCTTCAAAACTTGATTGTAAGTCTTGGTAAACATGTCTCGGATGCCAGACCATGCCTTCATCACCGTCGCCCGGAACCCTTCGTTGGTGTCCCACAAATATTTGATTCCAGCGACTAAAGCAGCAATCACAGCTATAGCGATACCAATCGGACCAGCGAGAGCAGCAAGTTTAGACCCGAGCTGGGTTATGCCCGCAAGCAGACCACCGCCACCCGCGCCACCTGCGGCACTTGCAGCACTTGCAGCTGCACTCGCTGCAGACCCCGCAGCATCCGCTGCGCTACCAGCCCCGAAAAACTTTGCCAGACGACTCAACCCATTACTGACAGAACCAATCATCGAACCGACGGACGCTACACCAGCCAAACCAGCGAAAGCAGTACCCAAAGCAATCACCGCGTGCGCGATTGCCTGAATCGTGCGCGGATCAGCATTAGCAATCTTGTCGAAAAAGCCAGTCAACTTACGGGTAACCCCCATGGTGCCATCCCCACCACCAGCAGCGTTCCACAGATTGCCGAGAGCAGCACACATAGACCCGATAAGCTTTCCGACCTTTGGAGCGTTATCCATCACGGATTTCATCCAAGCCTGGAAACCACTATTAGATTGCAGCCCGGCAGCCCAAGCCGCGAAAGACTCAGACCCACGAATCAAAGCCTGCTCAAAATAAGTTCCCAACGGCTGCAACGCCATAATCAAATCGCGCACACCAGCCAAAACATTGCCCAGGAACTGACCAAACCCCTCCATCGCCGGTCCCAAATGTTGCGCAAGAAAATTCCCGAACGCCACCCAACGCGGGTCATTCAACGATTTCAAACCGTTCTCAGCCATACGCCCCAGACGAGTAGCTAAATCATCCACCAGCCCAGAGACCGCAGGGAAATGTGGCTCTAACGACTCCAGCCCCCGCTGAAACCCGGGAAGAAACCCATCCTGCGCCACAGCAGATAGCTGCCCAAACCTGTCAACCAGCCCATCCAAATACAGGGCAAACGCACGTCCAGACTCGGGTAGCCCAGACAATGAATCCTCCACAGCAGCCGCGGCCGCCACGCTAGCGCCCCCAGCTGCAGCAGCCGAAACCGCTATTTTCGTGTTTCGGTCAGAAATGTCCTCCATTGTTTCGACCAGGCGCTGCTTGGCTTCTTGCTCACGGTCGGCGTTTTCTAACGCCGCATCGGACGCATTCTTTTGGGTTTCCCGTAGTTTTTCTAAAGCGTTCTCTTGGTCCTCGATGCCCTGCAAGCGAGCATCGACTACTGCTTTTTCAGCAGCAGCTATGGCTGCAGCGGCTTGTTTGGCTTGCTCTGTGGCTTGCTGCTGGGCGTCAGACACAGCTTGAACCGCGTCGGCAACATGCTCCTGTGCAGCAGCAAGCCTCTCTTGAGCGGCGCGGACACGATCGGTACCATCCACGCCCTCCTTGTCAATCCTCGCTTTCTGTTCTGCAAGGTCCTGGTTCGCAGTCTTTTGCTCTGCTAAAGCTTGGTTTGCTTGGTCGAGGGCAAGTCGAGCTGATTCCCACTCCAAATCAGACCCGCCAGTACGACCTAAATCTTCCAGCGCTTTCTTAGCCTGCTTAACGTGCAGCGCTGCGGCACGTTGCGCCAGCGCCCCATCTTTTACAGCGTCCTCTAAATCACGCAGGTCTTTGACCGCGTCACGCCGCGCTTTCGACAAGTCTTCTTGGGCTTTGAGCACGTTTTTCTGCGCCCGAGCCAAGTTTCTTTCCGCCGCAGCAACAGCTCGATTAGAGCTTTCCACCTGCCGAGCGGCTTGCTGACGGACACGTCCCAAGTTTTTTTGCGCGTTCTCTACACGTTTAGCAGACGCTTCAGAAACCTTTGCAACGTTCTTTTCTGCAGCAGCGATACGCTTTTCCCACAAATCAGCAGACTTTACAGAAGCCTTATGGGCAGCCACTATCTGCTTTTGAGCATTAGCAACTTGTCGCGCATCCTGCTTATGTGTATCGCGAGACATACCAGTTTTAGGAGTCTTAGGAGCCTTGACCCCGCCACCACCAGAAGATGTTTTGTCCCGGGCCATCCGCAGTTTCGTGACCGCGCCAACTACAGGAACTAACGCCAAAAGAGACGTACCTATAGCGCCCGCAGCGCCAACCGCAGCAGCACCGATACCGACCAGCGCGCCAATAGCAACGTTCGAGGCAGTCACCGCGGCTGGACCAAGGAATGTTATAGCCGCTGCAAGAAACCCAATCATTGCACCCGCAGACTGAGCGGCGAACCCCATACCGTTTAAAGACGTAGAATCCGCTTTGACATCAATATCAACGTCTTTACCGTCAAGTTCTTCGGCTTTCAATGCGACCGTTTGCAGGTCAGTGATTGCTTTGACGATGTTTGCTTTCACGTCAATATCGGGATGTTTAGCGGAAAGTTTTACCAGCTCGGACTCAATCAGACCAAGCTGCATGTAAGCTTCGGCAGCATCAATATCAATCCCGATGGTTTTGCCCGAGAGGGTAGCCATGCGGGCACGCAGCTCGGCAAGTTTCCGGTCTGCCTCGGAAGAATCCGCGCCCACTTTCACTTCTGCTAGACGTGCCGACGCAGCTTCCAAGCTTGCCCGGAACGTGGTCTGGAACTCGGCAGCTGCCTTAGCTCCTTCCTCGCTGGCTCCTTTTACGGATCCGTCAAGATTGACTTTCGCTGCCGAAGCCGTTTTTTCGAACGCTGCCGCCAGTGTCTCTCCGCCAGAAACCCCCGCCTTAGCGGCAGCCTGCTGAAAACCTTTAAACGAAGGCGCTACCTGAACGAAAACAGTACCGGCTTCAAGGGTTGGCATAGGGGGGCTCCTTTCTAAAGGTGCAAAAATGAGGAAACCGGTAGATGCTGCTACCGGTCGGGGAGTATTTGGTTCACGAAGTCTTCCACTGCTTCAGTACGGGCTTTTTCCAGTGCTGCCTGTCCTACAGAGACAGGACGCGGGTAAGGCTCTACCTTTTGTGGTTTCCCGCCACCAATCGCAGTAACGGTCGCCTGTAAAACATGAATCGCATCGATAAGAGACGCCAGCATCGAAGTCTGCAGGTTCCATTCAGTGAATGCTGTGACCTGTTTGACTTTCTCGTCATCCGTTTTCAGCTGCGCTAGCGCTAACGCTTCTGCGTTGTCTTCATCTGTGAGATACGCCTGAGTAAACCTCGACGCTGGGGGAAGCTGCTCAATGAGAATCAGCAGCTTCCGCCAGCGTCGTTTTTTCCACTCACTCACCAAATCCACGCCATAAACCTGTTGCAGGTCGGCGCGAATCACATCCTGATAAGTTTCAAGGAGGTATCTCAGGCGATGGATTCCCCCAAAGAAGCCAAAGCGCCCTCATAATGATTCAAAATCATCTGTGTAATCTTCAACATCTGCTGATAAGTCGGACGGTCAGCAAAAATCTTGTTAGTGTTCTCCTCACCAACCCAGGCTTCAAAAATTACCCGCGACTTTTGCGGATTTTCCTGGAAGTCCTTGAACATCCAAATCAGATTCTCAGCCTGTTCCACATCCATATCTGCGGGATTCGGGAACACAATCTTTTCACCGCTCAAAGTTACATACACGAAAGGCTCCACCGCTGCTTCCAGCTCCAGAGACTCTAACGTTGACTTAGGTCGGTTTGCAGAATGTTGTATACGGCTAGTTGCCATCACATCCACCTTTCTCTCTTGTTTTTGTTTTTCATTTCATCCGTTACGCCACACAAACCTTCTTGCGTTTCTTGCAAGGTTTCATCATTTTCGTTCTCCTTTACCTCAACGTTGTTTTCGATTTCACGCCATCCGTCATTGCGCATCTGCACAATATCGACAGGGCTGCTCACTTCTCGCACCAGCCCGTTGAGTTCCATTTTCACGACCGCTCCTCAACTTCAATGTTTCCGGCGAGGAAGAGAGGGGAAATCCCTTCCTCACCGAAAACATCAAAACCTGTTAGATACCCGAACCGGGAGTAGCCGTTCCGGTAGCCTGCCCGAAATCGAGAAGCTTGCCGTGCTTCACAGCCCCGGTCCCACCGATGAACGTCTTAACCGGCCAACCCACTTTCGTGTCAGTCAAAACCTTAAACTTCAAGGGGGTCTCCAAAGCATCGTTGCCCCAAGTCTCGGCCGGGAACTCAGTCAGCTTCACCTTCGGGAATACCTTTGCCCAAATCCATTCCTCCTCCGGGCGACCATCCCGAGCAAACGTAATCATCCGGTATTCGCCCATGGTCACAATCGAAGGAGTCTCGTAAGCAATCTCACCGTTCGTGGTCTGCTTCACATTAGACAAGTTCACACCCTCAGTCAGCTCAATAAACTGCTTCTTAAACTTTTCCAAAGCAGTAACAGTCACGGAACGCGTAATCTTGTTAATGTCAGTACGGACCGGGTCGCCGTAGCCGTGACCTTCCACATCAGAGGAATCAGTCTCAGCCCCGAACTCATATCCGTCCGGTTTGACGACACCTAAACCCCACCAGCCCTCAGGGAGTTCAACCAGTTGACCATTGTCACCGAAAAGGTGCTCTGGCAGTGCAATATCTGCTGGACCGATTACACAAATCGTTTCCAGCGCTTTACGGATAAGCTCCGCATGGTCAAATTTTCGCTTCATATCAGCAATAGTTGTAGATCCAGCCATTTTGTAGTCCTTCCGCTCGGCTGTTTTTACTGTCTGCGAGATGTCACATGGAAAGCAGCGCTCACCAAAGCGACATCGTCTATCTGGTAAGGAACCGTGGTCGGTGTCGGGTCGCACACCACTTCATCAGCCAGTCCCGCGGGCACATCAAACCAGGTCGATACACCAGGAACTAACCAACTGTGGACACGCATCGCCAACGTTTCCGCAGATTCCTCACCAGACAAAGGCGGGTAGGGCGAATAAACGTCAACATTCACTCGCTCTGTACGTTCAAGCATGGTCTCCACCCCGCCACCGGGAGTCACATGAATCAACGGGAGACGCTTCAGGAAATCCACCGGTAGCACATTCACCACCAAGGGAACTCCAGGCATCATTCCGATACGTTGCGTCACCATTTCAACCGAATCAGGGAACTCGCTCACGACAAATCCTTCCGTAAGGCACGCGCCGCGTTACCCAACACGTGCTGAGCACCTCGACGCGCCAGTTTCGCCGGAACCAATTTCCCGCCACGTCGACGCGCCTTAGAACGAATCCCTACCGGAGCACCCGTACCCCATTCCACCGCGGCCGCATACGGTACGGTCGCTTCCACGACCGCGCCGTTACGCACTTTCGGAGAGGAAGCCTTCTTCACGAAGGGCGTGTGTACAACTGCAGGACGCGCCCGGATAGAAGCCGCATAAGCGCCGGTTTTTTTCGGTGCGACAGCTTGAATCGCGGGCACTTTCGATGCAGCATACCTAGCCAAGGCAGCCCCCATCTGAGGCGAATTTGCCAGCCCATCCACCGCTTTACGCGACGGTTTGAACACGGCTTTAGCCATGAATCCTCCTCAAGTTCACGTGAATACCGAGCGGCCACGGGTCAGGTTCGCCCTCGACCTGGTAAAGCCCGTGCAATGGGTGTGTTGCTGGCACTTCTACCCGGTCAGTCGACGTGGGTGGGGTTTGTCCGGGGGTAACCAGATACATGTCCGCAGTATCCACAGTCGCCTCCGTGAAACCTTCATCATCAGCCGACACCTTCGGGGTCACGAGGACGTGGGGGATTGCCCGGTCAGGGGTGGTAATACCGCGGTCTGGTTTCACGGTCACGTCACAAGCCCAGGCGGGGAAAGGTATCCGATACATGGTTAGTCCTTCCGGTAAAACGGAGACCACGGGGGAATCATTGACAAGGCTCCAGCCCTGTGGGTGCCATGTGTTCCGCCGGTGAGCATGGCTAGCTCAGAGGGGAGGATTTCCAAGGTGCCCGGGTTGTCCCCGCCGTAGGTGATGGATTCGGATAAGGATCCGGTTGTGGAGTTGGTTGAACGCATCCCCTCCGGGTTGCGGAATACGCGAGTGACCATGGCGATAACCACATCCGCGACATTGTCGGCTAGGTCTGGTTCGCCTGCGTCAATCCGTTGTTGTATTCCGGGTACCCGGAGACGAATCATTCGTTCGGCTTTCCCCAGCCAGGCAGTGATTTTATCCTGGTTGGTGGGGGCGTCGTAGCCAATCCATTCGTTTTGGAAACGTTCCGCATCAACCCACACGGCAGTTCCTTACTTCTCGGTTTTCTTACCGGATTGGGTCGCTGAGGCTTTCTTGTAGCCCGCGTCCTCATAGTAGGGAACTCGGGGTTCCGGTACGGTGACTTCGGTGCCGTCAGGAGCGGTCATGTTTACAGCTTCCATCCGTTACGCTCCCGTCTTGAACGCGACGAAAGCTTCCGGGTCGGCGCAAAGCCAACCGAACTCAGCCTCAGCAATGATGACCACTAGGTTGTGCTCGAACGCGGAAACCAGCTTGCCGTCCAGAGTCACTGCCGCTTCGGTAGACAGTCGGAAGTTAATCCCGGAAGTCACACCCCAGGCGCATTTCGACCAGTCGCCACCAAAACCGACAATTTTAGACGTAGCATCAGCGACGTTATCCGCCAAACGAGCAGAACGCCCGATGAGACGACCAACAGTCACCGGAACTGGCGCCTCGGTCACATTGTTCAACTCGAAAATGGGGCGCTTGTTAGCGTCGACCTGGTTCAAGAACAAAGTCTCGGAGGTCGTGTCAAACACGAAACCATTCAGTTTCTTCTTATCTTTCAACAGCAGGTCCAGACCAGTAACCAAGTCGCCATACATGCCATTAGCGGAAGTGCCCAAAGTGACAGACTTTTGGGTTTGCGCCACATGCGTATCGAAAGGACCCCCACCGAACAGGGCAGCCTTGTCGAAAGCTAAAGCGAACGCTTCACCAATCTGTTTCTTGTAAATGTCCACATAACCACCAGGGTTAGCACGGACTACCTCAGCAGAGACCACAGTTTTCGCAGCCAGCTTGTGCGGTTTCATGGTCTTAATCCCGATAGCGGTAGAAGTCGAGGGCTTCAATCCAGCCTCAGCGACCCAGCCCGCTTCCGGTTTCCCGGTAGTCACCGGAATCTCCACACCGTTAACCCCGACCGGGATTTGACGAGCTAAAGACTGCACCACGGAAGTCTTCATAGCCTCATCGAAAATCGGTTGGGCTTGGTCAGGACGCAGGAAACCTGCGAACTCGTTAGTCATCGTTGCTTTAGTTTGCTCAGCCATAGTCATCTCCTTGTCTTGTAGAGGCTGAAATTACGCGATTCCAAGCTTTGCCCTCAGCGCGTTTTCCAACACGTCAGAGTTCAAAGCAGGTGCCCCCTTCGTGGGGTTACCCAAAACCTTCGAGGACGGACCGGCAGGCTTCGCGTCAGCAAGAACTTTCTTGAACGCTTCACCCTGAGCCACGCATTCTTCCTCAGTTTCACCAGTAACCAGTTCGATAGGCATCCCATACTGAGACGCGACCTTCGCGCGAACCGCATCACGATTCGCCCGCTCAAGCTCAGCTACCTTTTCCTGGAGCTTCTCAGCGTCAGTCTTAGAGGATTCGTACTGAGCCAACTTCGCTTTCAAAGCATCGAATCCCTCATACTTCTTCGCGGTCTTCCGACGGTCCTCAGCGAGGAAAGCGTTGACTTCCTCCTGAGTGAAAGTACGCGGCTCCTTCGGTACAGATTCCGCGGTCGGAACATCGGCAGATGCTGCAGCCGGCAGGGGCTGCTCAGCGTTGGTGTTTGTTTCGGGCATAGTTAGGCCTCCCTTTCGGAGTAGTTATTGACCACCAGAAAACCCCAAACCTTCCGTGTCGCCTGGTGTAACAACACGCACCCCAAGGGGGGGGCTGGTTGGGTAGTCACGGTATGTCCCGGATAAGTGGGCATAAGAAAACCGCCCTGGCGTACAGCCAAGACGGTTCAGTCAGTACTTGCGCGTGGAATTATATGGTCAACCCCTGGGATTCCATGAGCTCTTCGTAATATTCCTCGTCATAGATGTCTTTCAGCGCTATGACCTCATCAAGAAGTTCTCGCGTCAGGGGTTTGTTGTTAATGGCAACTACAGCCGTCACCCCGGTGAGAGGCGCGAATACGCCATCCCACTTTAGGACATCCAGCATATCATCGCGCTCCTGCTTGGTTGCGTAGCCCTCCGCGTAGAGATGCTCTATCAGGGCTGCAACTCTTTTTTCATCCTCAGTCATGACCACGCCACACTTTCTCGAGCCTGTGAAAAGATGTCACTCTTATTGTACCGTGTGAATTTGAGAGGTACACGTTGTAAATGTTTCCGTCTTCGTATCTAATCGTGCACTGTTTCGTTTTCTCGAGACCTGAGTAGTCTATGCGTCGCAGCAACGCTTTCAGTTTTTCAGCGATTACTTCGGAAGTAGTTTCCGGGTCAAATTCTGTCTTGTTGTGTATCCACCCATAACCGGAACTATGTCCGCCCGCTTTTTTATCTCCGTAGAGGATGTGGTTCCATTCTTTAGCACGCAACAATGGGAGGTCTTGCGGCCAATCGTCCGGTGGTTCTTCCCAGTTCTTTGGCGGGAGCTTGAATTCCTCTCCGTCAATGACTATTCCTTTGAGCCTCGCTTGGTTCTCAACCCAAGACCGGTATGCGTCCCATTTTTCCCTTTGCAAAGTGCCATCAAGTGAAGCCTTGCGGGTATTTCGCTTTTCAGCTTGCTTCGCTTGACGCAGTACAGCGCGGCGGCGTTCCATCACGTCCTCAGGTGTGTCCCCAGCATGATGATAGGGCAAGTATTCTTTCTCGTAGAGTTCCTCGAAGTCGTATCCGGGGTTCTGTCCCTCCCAATGCGCCCCGCGAATGGAATCATCAACCACCCAGCGACCAACCACCGGTACTGGAACACAGTCACAGTTGTCGTGATACCGGTTTGACGCCCCGCCCGCGTCCTCCACTGTTCCATACACCGGTCCGCGGCTGGCAAGCATCAGGCAAAAATCGCATGTAGTTGCCCCCGTTACCCGCCTGGCATACCGAACTTTACCGCCTGAGCGACGCACCGAACCGTCAATAGTGTTTCGGGCATGTTGACGGGTATGGCGCACAGCTGCCGCAGTCAAACGCTTCAACGCTGTCTTACGGTCAGCCTCTGAAACTTCCTTCTGAAACAGAGGACCCAACGCCCACCGGGTCGAGGTCTGGAAAGCCTCCTCATTGTACGAATCCGGCAGGAAAGCCTCAGTCCCAGTCAGAGCTTCATACCAGTCAGCCGCTACCGCGGCCGCCATCAGACCATACCGGTTGATTAGCTGGGGTATCACGGACTGGAGCGTTTCCGATGCTGTGTTGTTGTCCGTTCCGCGGATAGCTTGCCAGATACGGTCGAGGTCGCGCATTAGCGCGTCCTCGATTTTCTGTTGTGCTATCTGATACGCCCGAACCTGTTCAGGAGTAGCCAACTGGAACTATCCCTCAAGACTCAACGAGTGGTGTCGGTGTGGTCTGACCGGATTCGTCCTGGGCTTGTTTCGCGGCAAGGTCGAGCAGGCTGAATGAGCCGGAGTTTCGGCGGGCTTCTGCCATCAACGACTCAATAATCGGGTTGTCGTATCCGAGCAGCTTATAGGTGGTCGGGGAAACAGCAGGCAAAACACCAGACTGAACCTGAGACACGACCGCCTGAGCCATTGCTGCACGAGTGGGAGTATCTGGGTCTCGATAGTTAGCTTGCAGTTTATGCAACTCAGGTGGGAGCATTTCCCCGCCGTTGTTGATACGCCACGCGAGCTGCATAGCTTTCACCACACCAGCCCCAAAGGTAGCCTGTGCGCGCTCTGCGTCCTTATTCAACGCCAGATACGCGGTGTGCATCGCTGCGTCAGAAGCCGGATTGTCGTGAATAATCCCCAACACGTTTACCGGAATGTTTGTCTCACCAGCAAACAAGGCAGCGTCAGCCCGGAGCATGTCGATATGGGGTTGCATGGTGGCTTGCGCGAACTGTTGAATCTGCGGCAGCTGTCCCTCCAGATTCGACGGCAACAACAGCATCTTGTTCAAGGCGAACTCCCACGAGGAGGGAGCCTTGCCAGTCTCGTCCTCAAAGTCCTCCTTGCCAAGCCCCAAAATGGCACGCTGCGGAGCCGAATAGAACTCTGCCCCTACCTCCATACGCAACAGGGTTCGTACTGCCCTGGCAGTAATCGATAGAACGGCTTTCGAGATACGCGACCGCCCAAACGGATCCTCCAAAGATGGCTTAAACGGCACCAGCGTCACCGGGACTTCCCCCAAGGAATGTACCAGTCGTTCAACTTCCCAAGACCCGCCGGTGCGGAACCCGAACACCGTATGCGTATCCAGGAACAGCGCGAACGATGCATCCTCGGTTACTTCGTCAACACTCATGGTCAGAGCAGCCCGAGCCCGCCGCCGATTCCTATCCCACAAAAGCGTCGAGTTAGTCGGGGACAGACCACGCACCACCGCGGCCGGTTCCCCTTCCATACCAGCCATTACCGCGAGGAAAGCGCAACCGTATTTCAACGCGGTGGTATGAACCTGCGGCAGTTCAACACTAAGGCGATTCTCGGCTTCAATCGCGTCCAGCCCATAGTCTGCCGATTCATGACCAGGCACCACGAACCCGTCCAGCTCCAGCAGCCCCTCAAACAGATCAACGGCTTTGGCTGGCCAACCTAGCACGGTCGATACCTGTTTCATCTGTGGGGGTACCGAAATGTCGAAGTGTTGAATGAACTGTTTAGCGTCGTAAGCGTCAGAGCGTTGCCGGTTGATTTGAGCGTGACTGGTTATCTGCTCAAGACACTGCTTTTTCAGTTCCAGTTCGTCTTCCGTGAAAAGGTTGCTAGGGATGTCCACATACTGGTTGAAATTCACAATCTCACCCTCTTCCGGTTAGCCCTTGCTAGACGTTTCGCTTCCATATATTGCAGCCCCCATAAAGCCAACGATGCAGCCACTAGCGGGGAAATGTTCGTGGCTACGTTCTTCCGAGCCCACTTCCAAAGTGAGTCCCCAATCGGATGAATCCGTCCCGCTTCAACCGCCTCATTCAAGAGTCGGTCGTCCAGGTGCGCTAAAGTTCCCTGACGAACCGCGTCATAAAACTGACCGCAGGCTTTCGCATAGTCACGCCCGGAAAGCTGCGTAGTCCGAACCCGGTTCGCCTTCAGCTCCGGCAGTAACGACCCTGCCGCTGAGGCAGCATCGACCACAATCATCTCCGGGCTGTACTTTTCCTCCAGCTCTTTCAGTCGGGGGACAATCCACGCCAAGCCTTCCGCGGTGTCTACCAGCTCGACATGATACTTACCGCTCTCAGAGATAGACGCGACAGCGATATAGGCAGCTTCGCGGGAAGGCGGGACATCAAGAGCGAACACCATATGTTCGCCTGGCTTCGAAGTCTCATCAGCAGCCTTTTGCCACAAGTCCATCGGAATGAGCGAATCGCCACCAATCTTTTCCCAGATCCCCAAATGTTCACGCTCAAACTCGGCATCAGTCATCGGGGAATCTAGCTGGTGGCGGAAATAGCTCGGAGCAATACGCACCCCGTAGCTGGGATTAGCCGACCTCCACACTTCCGGGTCAGCTCTCCACACGTCACGGTCATCACCCCAAGCCTGACGCTCCTCGATACTCATATCGTCCCAAGACTTCGCCGACCACTCCAGATAGCACAAACTGTCCGCATTCTCGCCGGTAATCCCTCGGGTGCGCAGCTTTTCCAGAACAGTCGAGGACTCCAAGCCAGTTGAAGATGTATACCAAATCTGTGGATTGCCCTCTTTTGAGCGGGCACCCATAGCGGGAAGCACAGCAGCCATGAAACTCGACGGCAAAAACAACGCTTCATCGAAAATAATCCGGTCAGCAGTAAAACCACGCGCCGACTTATTAGACCGAGCTTTGAACTTTAACCGGTTCCCGTTCTTAAGCTCAATCGCTTCCTTACCGTTCGCGGTATAAATCCGTCGCACCTTACTGGACAGGATGTTAGAGCCATCTATAAGGTTGCGAATTCGAATAAACGACTCCTCAGCAGTCGAGAACTCTTGCGCGGAATGAATCAAAGTCCGGTCATCCCACAAAAATAGCGATGCTAACTGCATCGCTTCCAAAATCGAACCCTTACCGTTCTGTCTCTGGGTAACTATCGCGACCTCGTAAGCCGCCCATTTCCCTTCAGCGTCCACTCCCAGAGCTTTACGCAACGCATACTTCTGCCACGGGTCGAGAACCAAACCGGCAAGCTCGGCAATATCAATCGCATCATCACCCAAAGAACGAACACACTCAGGCACTCGCTCTATCCTCGGCATCTGCACGCCGACTTCGGAGGGCTGCAAGCTGCTCACTCAAGCTCTCCTCCCTCTGGTCCGCCCCAGAAGCAGACGAGATAAACTCAACCAATTCTTGACGTCGTTTCGATAACCCCGCCAACGCTTGCGGGGGAGCCGCAGCCATAGCCGCCGTTATCACCCGCAAGTTCTCACGCGCATCAGCCACCGCATCAATCTCTTCAGGCACCGGCGCAGCCTCAGCCACCGCCAACGCCACCGGCAAAGCATCCAAACGCTTATGCGTCTGTCGCAGATTCCGCTTATACTCGGCAACCGCCAAACGACACGCCTCACACGGCGGCTCATGGTGGCGCAAATGGCGTCGATACGCGGCAGGAGTACCGTGCGGCTTCAACTTCCGTCCCATCACTGACCCCTCCATTCCTGGCCAGTACAAGCGATAAACCGTGCCCGAGAATACATCTCAACAGCACCACCATCGGACCGCGTTTCACGGTGCCCGCGTCCCTCCGGGCACAAGTGAAAAACATGCAAGCCAGAACCAGACAAACTAACCTCAACGAAAACCTGATTCTCGCAGCCCACCAACACCGCGGCCGCCCAATCAGTCAGTTTCCCGGCTCGTAAGCAATGATCAAGGTCAATACAGCCCAGACCGTTTCCGAGCATGATTCCTAGCCCGTCACCGGTTCGTGAAGCGCTTACGGTATCGAAGCTTGCCCACGTGGCAGGATTTGTTGAGGACGCGGGTGTGCCATCAACTTGAATAGGGCGTTTCCCGGCTCGGCGCGTCCACTGGTTACGAAAACGCATCTCTGGCGGGAACACTCCCAAGCCGTTGCGGGCTCGGTACGCTGCCTGTTTACACGCTGCTGAACAATACTTTTGCGGTCTTCCGCGGCTGGTGGATTCCACCGGTTTAAAGCACCTGGCGCATAGCTTTTTCATACCCCAATTATACGGACTTATCATTGCAATATCAACGATTGTTACGTTATTGTTGGGGGTTTGAATCTGACGAATCGTAACCGGAAAAACCTCAAAATCAGCCTGCCAGGTCGCAACTCGCGTCTACGACCTCGAGACACCCGCAGACCGGCGATGTCACCCACTTTTCCCCAGCGCGGGGAGAGAAAAGCGACTATGCGGGGTGGGGCGCGATTCCGGTGGGGGAGGGGCTACCCCCCCCACCGGTTTTCTCACCCATGAAAGGCGGTGGTATGGCGACCACCGAATCTCGCCAACGGTGAAGATTACCATTGGCGGGAAGTCTTGGGGCGATGCGGCAACTCATGGTGTACGTAATATTCGCCTTTACCGCGACGCGAATTACAACCGCGATGTGCTGGCATCAACTTGCCGTGTAGGCTTCCGCCGGTTGCTAGAGCCTGGACGTGGTCGGCAGTGAAGCTCATCGGGTCATTGGCTGGCAGGCTCACATCTATAGGACGTAGACAAATCCAGCAGACCAGTCCACGTCGTGCGACCTCGGCTCGGAGCCTGGCGCGCTGTCGCCGGTAAGTGCGGTCATTGTATTTCGAGGGCATCAGACAACCCTCAACACAAAAGCCCGACGGCACGCAGCCAATCGGGCACAAGGGACAGTACTCCCACTGGCAGCAATATTACATTTATCGCCGTGATGCGCGCATAGTCCCAGTTCGCTAGGCGTGTCGCAAACACCCGCAAGGCGCGTGTAGTCAACGTTCGTCATGCTCCTCCCGTCTGGGACGTCCACGCGCCTCAAGCTCTCGCACGTCGTTCACGCAAACCCAGCGCTCTCCGTGTACCAGTAGAGACCGTACGCGTCCCCGATGCACCCGCACCCGCAACCGGTTAGCAGGAATACCATATGACTGCGCGGCAGCCACTAACGGTAGCCACAGCAACCCCGTATCATCACGCATCAATCAATCTCCCCACCAAACCCGGCAGCCCGCGCAATCGCGGAAACCCGCGCCGACCATTTAGAATCCGAGAGCTGCAAGCCACAAGCCAGATTCTCACACACGATTTCTTGGGGAAGCCTCTGACCAGAAGGCGGGTAGTACCAAAGCGAGGTCTGCCCACAGCGCTCACACTTCACCCCCGGCAAATGCCGCTGCTGCTCACGCTGCGGCCACCGCGCCCGAGCCGTAGCCAAGGCTCGACTCAAGTCACGCCGAAAAGGACCCACCTCAGCGTGACCCGCGAACCAATCCAGCTGTGAATCCACCCAAGCCGACAGCTCACACAAAGAATCCAAAGACCGCACGCCTAAAGGCTCACCGTTGTGCCCACGCCACCAACCAGTGGCGCCAGGAACTTCCGTGCCTCGAAGCGTCCCAATCATCAAGCCCAGCCTCGCCAGCAATGTGGTCAGGTCGTCGACCATCATAAGTGTCTGGGAATACAACACCTTTGACCCAGGCACACCGCCACCACTACCCGTACCAGATTCCCGAGGCTGACCCGAATCACCAACCGCCAACAAATGCTCCACCAGACCCGGCAGCTCCACCACATCACGATGCAGCCGATTGAAACACGGTCGGCACAGCAGACCTACCTCAGCCAAACGTGGCGCATCAGAGCTACCCGGATTCATAAACCCAGAACCCCGACAACCCATCAAGCAGACGACTGACCCAGAACCTGCCGTCTCATCAGCGACCACGATGCCTCCTTCCTCGTTTACGCCTCGACACAGCTTCACCCGACGAACTACCCGCAGAACCATCACCCGACCCGACCCGACGCAGACCAGTACCGGGCAGAGCAGACCCGCCCCCCAACCGGGCAGTCCCAGCCAGACCAGTACCGGGCAGTCCAGTAGAGTCCCGTCCAGTCCCGTCCCGGCAAGTAGATACTTGTCGAGGTGAGAGACTCTGAGACTCGCTTTGCCGTGGTTTAGGCACGCCTAAAGCCCCGGTGTGCGTCGATTTCTTCGCGACGCCGGGGTGAGACCTACGAACCGGAGATTGTTCTGCCTGACACTCACCAGGTCGTCCAGGGCTACGACGTGTAGACCCGTCCGGTTGCCCGGCACTTCGCAGACGCTCCCGACTGTCGTCAAGAGTCGGGGTCACAATCGAAGTATCAGTATCAGTGACCTCACGTGATACGGAGGGTGTAACGCTACTGGATGTAACGTGTTTCCGTATCCGTGAGGGAGTCGATTCAACAGACTCATCGTCAGGTGCGTCTCCAGAACGACTCCGGTTCGTATTGGGTTGTCGGTCGGGACCAATGTTCGGCACTGTCGGAATGTTGTTGTCAGACAGGAACTTCGCAGTGGCGCTCCCATACCGTGGCATTTTCGGTTCGGGATATAGCTCGTAGGTTTCGTCCCATTGCGGGTTGTCTTTTCTGGCTGAATTACAACTCCGACATGAGACCACGAGCGTCTCAACTGTTCCAGGATGCCCTGGCCGTAAATGGTCAAGCGTCCCGTCTCGTGGTGTTTTCGGTCCTTTCCAATGGACTCTGACGTTACACCAACGGCAGTTATCCCCGTCCCGTTGCCGTACTGGCACTTCCAGGCGCGGATCACGCGTATCATTCCGCTGCCGGTTGCGCCGCTCCTTATCCTCCCTGGATTGCAGGTTCAGGAAGTCAGGGTCTTCAATGAGCGCAATAGCCGGTACTTTACCTTCTGTCACATCTCTACAGATGCCAAGTGTCCTGCAGTATCCCAAGAGTCTTTTCGCTTGCTCTAGAGAGTCTGCGCACCGGTAAGCGGTACCGAGTGGGAGGTGATAGTCCATGTCGAATTTGGCTGATTCGAGAAACATCAGGACCACGAACCCCATAAGCTCAAGTCTGGTCCGGTCGTCCACGTCTGGAAGCCCGATGACTTGCATTATGCGAGGGAATGAGCCTGCCTTGTCACTCGCTTTCACCCAAGACAATCCTGTTCCTCCCCGTTTGCGCTTTTAGCTTGGTATTTAGTTGTTGGGTTCCCCGACCGGCGATGAAGTTTTCCACACCAAAAGGCAATGTAAGCGCCGGTCGGGGCTATTCAGTTATCGCACACAGGCAGCTCACGCCCCCATGCACGCCCGAGGCGGTAAGCCGCCCCAAGTCTGTGGTTACCCGGCCTCTAAGATTTCGCCGGTTTTAGAATCAAACATTGCAATCTCGCCGGTTGACTCGCCGGTTTCCGTATCCTGCACGTTATCGTCCTCTGACAATGCTGGAATCAGAGAACGCCCGATGTATCGTCTGGGGTCAGTCTCATACCTAAGCGGAGGGGTCTGCACCGAAATCTGCATCTGCAGCTTCACAACGTTCGGAATCTTTGTCGGTTTCACCTGTACTTTATGCGTCACCGCGCCTGGCGTCCCATTCACAATTGCGCCGGTAATAACCCGGTGCAGCTCCTCAGTCAGATAGTCAAAGAGCGTCGAATCCGCGTTAAACAAATCTTCCCATGTACAAATATTCATGCGATACTCCTCACGCCAGGCCCCGCATCTGGGGCATTCCAGTCGATAACTTTCACGTCCACCCAGGTCACGCCAGGCGGCGGGGTCTCCGCGGCACTTGCGTGCAGGAATGGACCCATCAGATAGCGATTGGAGTCATCAGGTAAAAGCCCGTAATCAATTAGTCCATCGACAATAGGTTTTGCAGTCGGCATCCAATTAGCGACATCACGCATCCGCCGCGGGTCATGCCACATGAATGTCATAGAGATTTTCGCCAGCTGCAAATTTTTCGGGAAATGCTCGCCGTGAGCCATCAATTTGGCACGCATACGCAACTCGCGACGTACCCGGTTACGGGCATACACGGAGACGGTTCTGTTCTCGGTGAGAATCACCCCGCGCTCAAGTTTTAACCGCATTATGTAGCTCACTTCGCGTCCTCCGCAACGTCTTCATTCGTGAGGCGTCCAATCAGACCGCACTCGGAGGGAGTCAAGACATGACCCCACTTCTCCAGAGTCTCAAAATAGAGTCGCAATGCTTCAACATTGGGAAACAAAGCCTGCGACCTAGTCTCAAAAGACGCTAAAGTCACCAATGCGAAAATGCGCAAAGAATCAATAAAACTCATATTTGCAAATTCAAGCAAATATTTAGTGCATTCGTCTTTGTCCTGCGGCACATTGCGAATTCCTATTTTCGAACCGAGCTCTTCCAGCAGCGCCGGATCAACAATAGTCTGAGAAATCAGACCTCCGGTTATAGCTAAGACGAATAATCCTTTCGGTATTTTTCCGTCATTAAATTGCGCCAGTTTCCTTTTTATGAACTCACGCCGGTATTCCGTCGCAGTCCGTTTCCGCTCCTCCTCCTGCTGGCGAAGGAGTTCCGCCTCCTCTCTTTCAGCTTTATGCCGTGCTTCGTCGTACTCATCTTCACTCGGCAGGGTATGCCCCGCAGCCTCTGGATCTGCACAATATTCAGACACATGCGGATTCGTAAGGTTCCATGACACTGGCGCTACTTTCACCAGACGATGAGGACAGTCCTCATGCTGCTCAGCAGTCAGCCCCAACTCCCACAAAGCTTTCGCGCCCTCGGGCACCTCATCGTCTTCCCCTAAGGTTTTCACGCCCTCAGCTTCAAGCTCGGCACGCTTCGCCTGCACATAGGGGAAAGATATGGCATGGCTAATAACACCATCGAGCTGCCAATCCGTGAGGTCCTCACCCTTGGCAAATTGCTCCCGCTGCTCCGCTTCCAGATGCTCCGCGAGATAATTCATATCCGCACCATCATCTTCAGCTTTAGCCACCTTTAATGCGTGAGCTAGAGTCAGGGTGCAATCCACTGCAATTTCACGAGTCGAGTCCTTCGACGCTACCGTAATCACTTTTGCAAACTGCTGTTTATCTTTACCTGTCAGTTTCGCCACCCGTTCCGCGGGAACGTTAAATAGCGCCAGCTGATGCGCTGCAGCTACCTGGTCAGAATCAGACAGTCCCTCACGTGCCTCATTTAGCACCACTTGCTTGAGGATACGGTCGTCCTCAAGGGGTGCGTCGTCGTCGATAATGCATTTCACGGTTCGCAGACCTGCGGACTTAGCTGCGTGCAGTCGCCTGTGACCGTCCAGGACAGTGAGTTGACCAGCAGGATTCCGGTAGACCTTCAATGGCTCCAAAATACCCAGCTCAGCAATCGAATCCACCAGCCACCGGGCGTTTAGAGCCTTCCGCACGTTTTCTCCAGGGAAAACTTCTTGTATCGGAACCTCAATAATTTCTGCGCTCACGCTGCATCACCTCCCAGACCAGACAGCTCATCCCGCACAGCCACAGGATGGAGGGAATCTCGTCCCGGTGTAGTTTCCGTCGCTTTATCCCCGTTGACCCATTGCGGAATGTCCAGCTCGAAATCCTCTTCGTCCAAATCTTCCACGAACCGTGACGTTTCCTGAACCAGCCCTTGCGGGTCAGGAACCCCGGCATGGTCAACTCGACCACAAGCAGCGACCTTCAACGCGTCTACCGCGTCCCAAACCCCGTCACAGTACCCCAGCTCATAATCATCAACGGGTTTCCCGTCCTGGATAGCCTGACGGCGTTTCGCGCGATACTTATGAACCGCGTCCAAACCAGACGAATACAAAGTAAGAGCCAGATTTTCTAACTCTTTAGCCAAATCATCCCCCTGACGAACCTCAGAGGCTTTCAACAAGGTCGGCACCGTAGCCTCCACAGGGTCAGGGAACAGCGCCTGCCATATCATCTGACGCAACGATTTAAACATATTGACTCCTTAATAATGGGTGGGATTGTCTATTCAGTTATCCGTTTACCGTCCTCCCCGGGCTGCCTTGAAAGGAAAAAGAGGCAAGCCAGGGAGGACATCTACGTGGATTGCAGCCGAGACATCATTGCCTGCATCTTTTCCAGGAACCCAAACACGGTTTCTGTTTCCGCCAAGCTAAACGCGTCCCCAGGACGCAACGGCGCTCGTGGTCTCATATAGATGCGGTTGCGTAGCATGGTGCGGACTAAATCCTGGCAGCCCAATATCAGCCCGCTTATCTGGCACAGAGCCTCAAAGCGCAGATTCTCCTCATCGGGGGCAGTCTCCGCCAGGGTCGCGGCCTCTCGTAGACCAGCACGCAGGGTAGCCAGCAGCTCATCAGTCGTGTACCAGGACACCCCGGTGACTGGGTCTTTCCGCGCACCGGTCAAACAATTCGCTACCATCGGTTCCGCTCCATCCATCGCTCGAGGTCATCTGACCGAATCCGATAATGTGCGTGCGGTCCCATCTGATACGACGGCAAAAATCGCGGGTCGCGCTTGGACATATGCAAAAACTCGAGCATACGAGTCCGCCCGAACCCGGTAATCTGCAAAACTTCCGGCAGTCGCAACCATTTGACAGGCGTAATGTTAGTCATCGGGTTCTCCCATGTTGGGGTAGTGGGCTTTGGCGTATTTGGTTTGCCGGATGATTCCAGCCAGGTCGCGGTGTAGCACGTCCGCGATTTGTGAGGCAGTATCGACAGTGAGGGGCTCGAACTCGACAAAAATCCGGGTCACTGCCGGTAGAGGCATATCCAGGCGTTCGGCCAGGGTCACGAGCGAGATTTCCTTACGTGCCAGCTCGCTACGGAGCACCGCTATCAGGGTAGGGTTGAGTATCTTGGGTACCATAACTGGACCCCTTTCTTGTTGCGACGCTTTTCTAGAGCGTGGATGGCGGTGCCCAGGGTAAAAGAAAGCACCGGGAGCTAGAAAAACCGCAACAAGTCGGCCAGCCGGTATTCCCCTCACGGGTCTTTTATTCCCGGCGTACTCCCGGCATAAAGCCGTAGATACAATGAAACCGCCCATGTCGGGAGCGGTAATCCGCTTGTTGGTGGTGTTTCTAGCACCAACAGCTAGATTACCATGCTCCCGGCTCCTGTCAAGCGATTCCACAGACACAGTATTCTGGCTACCCACGATAGCCTCCACACTTGCAGTCAGGACCGCACTCATAGTACCCAGGAGGCGGGGTTTCCTCCCCGGTAGAATTGAAATGTTCGGTTTCACCATCTACCGAGGAGGAAGTTTTGGATTTTCTCGATGTGATCAGTGTGGTTTGCTCTATTGCTGCTGTTTTGGGTGCTGCTTTTTCTTGGTGGTATGCGAATTTGTCAAGAAAAGCACGTGTTGAGGCTGAGAGGAGCGCGGACCAGGCTGAGCGTACTGTGGAGGGGATAGAGGCGATAGCAGATTCACTTCGTAAGCCGCCGTTAGAAGCCGTTTGGAATGGCAGCATGGTGACATTGATAAATCGTTCCAAGTTGCCTTTGGAGGATTTGGAATTAGTGAATCGTGACGCTTTTGCAAGAATTGATTTTGAGGATGGCATTTCTCTTGCTCCTGGTGAATCGGTAGACGTTCTTATTGCTTGCGGATTCGGGGCTCGACCAGCACAAATTTCGGTTCGGGCTGGTGGGGTTGTTTACGGGATTGTGATTCCTCCAGGTATTTAGTGTCTTTTCTGGCTTGTAGGAATACGTTGATGGCTATTGCCCAGACGACTAGCGCGCTGATGAATGAGATTGCTGTGCAAATGGCGGTAATCATGCGGCGCTCCTATCCGTATCCTCATCGAAAAATGGCGACAGCGCTTCTCGCATCTTGTCAAGCCCCTTTTCGACTCCGTCACCCGGACGTAGGCAGTCAAATGCTTTGTCTATCCCGGAAATAATTTCTTGCAGCTTTCGGATACACCGTCTTTTATCAGTGACGGTTTTTCTCCATGCGACTACATCCATCATCCGAAAAACCTTGGTATCGAAGACCGTGTAAGGCTTCAAAAGTCCAGACGTAACCGCGCCCTGGACTTCGGGTAAATCCGCGCCAGTTATGGCAGCGACTTGCGCTGTATTAAGGAGTAGCAGGGGGACTCGCGGGGAAACTTCGCGCTCGTATCGAGTCTCTAAACGGTGCGACGCATGACGCTCTAAAAAGTTAGCGGTCGTTTCCAAATCAGTGGTGCAAATTGTCGCCATCGATTCTGTGCAGTCGGTGTCTAGGGTGAGGCAGCGCCTGCACTCCACAACGATAAATCCATCCGGGAGGGTAGGCGGCAGGTCGGGGCTAGTCATAGTTCCGGTTTCCTTCATTGGGGTGGGTTTGGGGGGTTTCCTCCCCGGTAGAATCGGAAGTGCAAGTATCACCATCTACCGAGGAGGAAGTTTTTTTATGAGCGTTCAAGACACTCGTAGTGAGCATGAGGGTAATGTTGAGGAGCTGTTGTTGGGTATCGATCATTCGTTGGAAGAGATTGCTAAGCAGCTTAAAATCATTGCTAATAAGCTGAAATGACGGTTCCTCGGTTTCGAGTTGCGGCAGAATCTCTCGCGAGCGCTGCATGATTTTTCGGGAATCTAGGAGGAACTGTGCGCGGCGTTGGGCGCGTTGTTCGATTTCTTCGGGGGTCATGCTGCGCTCCTGTCTGCGGCCGGGGATTGGGTTTCCGCTTGGGGTTGGGGGGTTTCCTCCCCGGTAGAATCGAAATGTCCGGTTTCACCATCTACCGAGGAGGAAGAATATGGATTCCTACGGGACTCGTTGGACCTCTGCTGATGCTTTGCAGCAAGCAATTTCGCAATTTCGACAGCTATTGAAGCAATCTCAACAGGCTGCAAGTATTCCGCCGTATGAGCTTTGTCGTGATAATTTGCTGTTGACAATGGCTCAGTCGATTCTTGACATGCAGAATAAGTAAGTAAGTCCAGTTCTAGCTGGTCGAGCGTATCTAGCCAAGCAGGAATTTCACTCCATAATTTGTTGAGTAATTGTATGGCGTTAGAGGTAACGCGGTTGATGGCGTGCTGGCTTGCGTTTCCTTTTTTCACCGCAGCAAATTGGTTTAGAACTTGAGTTGCGTCGTTGAGCGTACGGGAAAAAAAATTTCTAAACGATTCAATGAGGGGTTGTGGCTGGCTCATGCGGCTCCTGTCCGCGGCCGGGGATTGGGTCTCCGCTTGCGGTTGGTGGGTTTCCTCCCCGGTAGACTGAGAGTGCGAAAGAGTACCATCTACCGAGGAGGAAGAATAT